ATCTCGGCGGAGGTCACCTATTCCAACGGGCTCGATCGGATTGAGACCATCCGCGCGGACGGCAAGATCGAGGGTGCGGATCCCGGAATGTCGTCACTGACCGGGCGGATGGAAGTGCGCTTTGCCGACACGGCCCTCATCACCCAAGCCCTAGATGGCACGCCTTGCGAGTTGGTCTTCGCCTGGAGCCTTGGGGCAAGTGCGAGCTTCACCTTCACGGCCCATGCCGTCTACCTGCCGCGCCCCCGGATCGAAATCCCGGGGCCTCAGGGCATTCAGGCGACCTTCGAGTGGCAGGCGGCCAAGGCCGCAAGTCCCGCGCGTCTCTGTACCGCCGTCCTCGTCAACACTGTCGCCTCCTACTGAGAGACCAAAGCATGCTGACACTTGATCTCACCAACGCGCCCTTTTGGTGCGACCTTGTCCCCGGCGTGCGGGTGAAACTTCGCCCGCTCACCACGGCGCTGATGGTGGCCGCACGCAGCGATCCAGCGATTGCTGACCTACCGAAAGAGGTGAGAACGGAGGAGGCCGCACTGGTGATGGCCAAGGCGCTGGCGCGCTCTGCTATTCTTGACTGGGAAGGGATTGGGGACACTGAGGGCGAGCCATTACCGGTAAGCCCTGATGCCATCGATGCGCTTTTGGATATCTGGCCGATCTTCGAAGCCTTCCAAAGCCTTTATGTCGCGAAGGGCTTGCTCTTGGACGCGGAAAAAAACGCCTCATCGCCCGTGCCGAGTGGGAGTTCGGCGGGGGCGACGGCTACTGCGCAGCCTGCGGATCCGTCTGCCCCGACTGCCCTGCACGACTGAACCAGCCAACAACTTTTGAGGGTTGGCAGGTCTGGGATCTTGTCGGGCGCCTTGGGGGGCAGTTGCGCATCGGCCCCGGCGTGGTGATCGGTTGGGACATGGGCGCGGCCTTTGCGGTTGGTGCGGCCCTCGGTGTTCCGGCACCTGCCATCGCGGAACTCCTGCCCGGCATTGAGGCGGTGATGGTGCGTAGTCTGAACGCGCAGATCGCGCCCAACCATGATTGAACTTCATTAACAGGACCTGTCCTCTCCATGGCTGAAAAACGCATCTCTGTTCGGCTTGCGGCTGTGGGCGGCCGTCAGGTCCGTGCCGAGCTGGAAGGCGTGGGCGAGGCCGGATCCAAAGGCTTTGGACGTCTCTCACGCGAGATGGAGCTGGCCAATGCCCGTCTTGCGAGCTTTGCGCGCAAGGCTGGGATTGCCCTTGGGGCTGCGGCCGCGGCAGCGACGGCGTCGTTGGGCCTCATTGTGCGATCCACGGCACAAAGTGCCGCCGAGATTACGCAGTTTGCCCAGATCGCCAATGCCGCGCCGGAGGCGTTCCAGCGCTGGACGGCTGCCTCGATGACGGTCGGGATCGAACAAGAAAAACTCGCCGATATTCTGAAGGACGTGAACGACCGGGTGGGGGACTTCCTGCAGACGGGCGGCGGCCCGATGGCGGACTTTTTTGAGAAGATCGCGCCGAAGGTGGGGGTGACGGCTGAAGAGTTTGCACGGCTCACGGGACCTGAGGCGCTGCAGCTTTATGTCTCAAGCTTGGAGAAGGCGGGCGTCAACAGCCAAGAGATGACCTTCTATCTCGAGGCGATGGCCTCGGATGCCACGCGGCTCATTCCCTTGCTGCAAGACGGTGGCGCGGAGATGGCGCGGTTGGGCGAGCGGGCGGCGGGGCTTGGGGTGGTGCTTGACCAATGGGCGCTCAGCGCCTTGCGACGGGCAGAGTTGGCCCTGATCGGTGTGGGTCAGGTCTTTGAGGGCATGCGCAATCAGATCGGCGCGGCTTTGGCGCCTGCGGTGACGGCGCTGGCCGAGGGGTTTTTGCGGCTGGCGGAGGTTGGTGGGCCCATCAATCGGGCCTTCACCGCTGTGCTCGACAATCTTGGGAGGCTTACGGCCTATGCCGTAACCTTTGTCACGGTCATGGCCGGACGCTGGGTTGCAGGGCTGGCTGCTGCGGCTCTCTCCGTGAAGGGCCTCGCCACGGCGCTTGTCTTTCTGCGTGGGGCATTGATCCGCACTGGGATCGGCGCTCTGATCGTGGGCGCAGGCGAACTGGTCTATCAGTTCACGCAACTGGTGGGCAAAGTCGGCGGCGTTGGTGCCGCCTTTGGCCTTTTGCGTGATGCCGCGGCGGAGGCTTGGGACCGCCTTGCGCTGGCGGCCACGGCGGCCTGGTCTCGCGTTGAGGCCGGCTGGGCCAACGCACAGGCGGGGATTTACGACGGGCTGCAATCGGCGCTGGCGGCGGTGGTTGGCTGGGGCAATTCTGCGGTCGGGACGTTCCAGGGTTCGTTTGACGGGGTGAAGGCAATCTGGGGCGCGCTGCCGCAGGCGATCGGGGATTTTGCCTATCAGGCGGCGAATGGGCTCATCGGTGGCGTCGAGTCGATGCTGAATGCGGTGGTCGTGCGGATCAACAGTTTCATCGAAGGGCTGAACGCGGCGCTGGCCCTCCTGCCTGATTGGGCGACGGGTGAAGCTGGCCTAAGAATCGGCACACTCGAGGCGGTGGACCTCGGCGGAGTTACCAATCCCTTCGAAGGCGCAGCCTTGGCGGCAGGCACGGCTGCTGCTGACGCGTTCCGTGCGGCCATGGGCAAGACCTATATCAAGGCACCTGATCTATTCGGGGGCATGGCCGAGGCGGCACGGGGCCGTGCGTCGGGCTATTCCGAGGCGGCAGGTATGCTGTCAGAGGCTGCCTCCCGCCCGATGACAGCTTGGGAGGCGCTTAGAGCGGCAATCACCGGTGCAGGCACAGAAGGTGAAGACGCGTTGGCCAGTGCTGCCGAAGCGGCGGGCGCTGTATCCGATGGCTTTGATGCGGCAGGCCAAGCCGCTGGTGGGGCGGGCGGTGCGGCCAAGAAGGCGGCAGAAGAAGCGGCGACCGGCTGGGCGCAGGTTACAAAGTCCCTCGCGGACTATGCCAAGGGCGCGATGGATTGGGGCAAAGGGCTTGGCGAGACGCTGACCTCGGCCTTCTCTTCAGCGGAAAGCGCGTTTCGGCAGTTTGTGACCACCGGCAAGTTTGACTTCAAATCGCTGGTCTCCTCGATCTTGGCGGACCTCGCGACGCTTGCCTTCAAGAATGCAGTGTTGGGCCCACTTGCTTCCGCACTTTCGGGCATCTTTGGCGGTGGGATCTTTGGGGGTGGGGCAGCGGCTGCCGCAAACCCTATGGTGAACGCGAGCATCTGGCATACGGGCGGCATGGTGGGTGCGGGCGCGCCGATGCGCGCGGTGCCAGTCACCGCCTTTGCAGGTGCCCCTCGGCTGCATACAGGTGGCTGGGCAGGACTTCGACCTGATGAGGTTCCTGCGATCTTGCAGCGTGGAGAACGGGTGCTGAACCGTCGTGAGGCGGCCGGGTATGGCCGCGGTGCCAGCGTTGGCACCGGCGTGACGGTGAACATCGATGCACGTGGGGCGCAGATGGGCGTGGCCGAGCAGATTGATGCGCGGCTTCGGACTGCCATCCCAGAAATCGCCCGCATTGCCAAAGAAAGCGTCGCTGATGGAAGACGCAGGGGTCAGGTGATCTGAGATGGTCCTTCCAGTCTTGCCCCTGACGCTCGTGTCCTCTCTCGAACGGCGGCTGGTCACGTCGGTCGCCGAGGCGCGCTCGCCCTTTACGGGCACATCCCAGATTCAGGACTGGGGTGCCTCTTGGTGGGAGTACCAAATCGAGATGGCCGTGACCCAAGGGGCCAAGGCACGCCGCCTCTCGGCCTTCTTTGCGGCTCTAGGCGGCTTGCGGGGGCGGTTCTTGTTCCCCGATCCTTCCATCGAGTTGCCGGTGGCGGCGGGCAATCCTTATGTCACCGAGGTGCAAGTCGCTGGCTCCTCCACCCTGAAAACCGCCGGATGGGGACTTGGGCTCAGGGCTGGCGACTTCTTCCAACTCGGATCTGATGCCACCACCCGGCTTTACCAAGTGACCGCGGATATCGTTCCCATGGGAAGTGAGGCGGTGATCAGCTTTGTCCCGTCGCTCAGAGCCTCAGTCCCGGTTGGCGCGCTTCTTGGTCTCAGCGCTCCGTCGGTTCTCTTGAGGCTCACCGCACCGGTGCCCACTGTGATTGGCCGCGCGGATCAGCATCGCTTCACCCTCTCCGCGCGCGAAGCGCTGTGAGCCTCAATAACTGACGGACAGAGTTCATGTCACGTGACATCACGCCCGCCTTCGCCACGGCGCTGGCGGATCAGTCGCTGCGGCCCGTTATCTTCTTTGAAGGTCAGTTCGCAACAGGCTGGGTGCGGATCTGGTCGGGCCTTGGGTCTGTCACATGGAACGGACAAACTTGGTCTGGCGCAGGCTCGCTGCTTGGGCTCGGGGGCATCGATGAGACCGGCGAGGTTGTGGCCGGGGGCACGGCTGTCTCGCTTTCTGGCGTGCCGCTTGATCTCGTGCAGATGGCCATTGAGGAGGCGCGTCAGGGCCTGCCGGGGCGGATCTGGCTGGGGCTTCTGGCCGAGAGTGGCAGCATCATCGCCGATCCGGTTCAGGCCTTCTCGGGGCGCCTTGATGTCCCAGAAATCAAGGATGACGCGGACACCTGCACGATCACGATCAGCTATGAAAGCCGGCTGATCGACCTGACCGTGGCGCGAACTTGGCGCTACACCCACGAAAGTCAGCAAGTGCTCTATCCAGGCGATCTCGGGTTTGAATATGTGACCGCGATCCAGGACAGAGAAATCACCTGGGGGCGAGGGTGAGTGCTCGTCCCAAGCCAGCAGTCATGCCTCCGCCTCGCGCCGCAGGGTTAGCTTGTAGCCCAGTGCGCCCGCAACCTGAGAGAGAGTGGCAAGCGTGGGGTTGCCCCCCTTGCGAAAAGATTTGTACATTACCTCGCGACTTACGCGGGCGCTGGAAGCGATTTCGCTCATACCCCGGGCTCGCGCAATGTCACCAATCGCAGCGACGATTAGGTTGGGGTCCCCATCATCAAAGGCGGCTTCGAGATAGGCCTCCTGCGCTTCAGGCGTGTCGAGCCGCTCAACGGGGTCCCAAGGACGAGTTTCAACTGTCATCGTCAAGATCCTTCAGCAATTGCCGCGCGCGGACGATATCCGTGCTCTGGCGCTTCTTGTCACCTCCGCAGAGCAATATCACGATGCGCTCCCCGCGGCGGGTGAAGTAAAGGCGGTAGCCCGGTCCATAGTCGATACGCATCTCGCTGAGCCCTTCCCCGAGTGACTTCGCATCGCCCATGTTCCCGAGCGAGAGGCGCCGGATCCGGATATCGACGCGAGCGATTGCGCGAATGTCGGTCAAACCGCCCAGCCAGCTTGCAAAGATTTCTGTCTGGCGCACCTCGAACATCTGTGTAATTAAATACACGAAGTGTCGAACGTCAAGGACGATCTCGTGTTCACTGCCTGAAAAGGTGATGGAATGACCCGTATCGACCATTGGGAACGCTGCCTCACAGAGGCGGTCGAGGCCGCACGCGCCAAGCCCTTCCTATGGGGCCTCCATGACTGCCCGACCTTTGCGTTTGAAACACGGACGATCCTGACCGGCGGCGAGGATATCGCGGCCCTCTGGCGCGGGCGATACACCACCCATCTCGGGGGCCTGCGTGTGATGCGCCGTCTTGGTTGGGCTTCATTAGAGGACATGGGGCGTGCGCTCTTGGGAGAACCGCGCGCGACCCCGCTTCTGGCGCAGCGCGGGGACATTGTGCTGACGGACACTGGGCTTGGCTTTGGCGTGGTGATCGGCGCCACCGCTGTGGGTCTCGCACCCGTGGGTCTCACCTTCGCGTCGCTCACCTCTTGTCGACTTGCCTGGCCCATCTGAACGCGACCCATTTAGACGAGACACTCCCCATGCCCTTCATTGTGACAGCCGTCACCGCGGTCGCGGGGGCGATTGGCGGCGTTTTGGCCGCCGGTGGCATTGGGGCAGCCCTCATTCGGATAGGGGGTACGCTGCTTCTGTCCTATGCGGCCCAAGCCTTGATGCCAAAGCCACAGATGACGCTGCAGGCGCGGACGGTCACGGTGCGCGAGCCTGTGATGCCGCGCGATCTTGTTTACGGGCGCACCCGCAAAGGGGGTGTCATCGTCTTTCTGCATTCCTCCGGATCAGAAAACCAATAC